CTCGGGGACAGACAGCTGGAGCCGCGGATTCACCAGTCAATGGTCGTACGCCGGCGTAGCCTACGCGACACCCTCAATCTACACATCCGACGGACCCACCTGCGACGGGACCATCCGGTACTCGATCATGATGTGGTCTACTGGCAATTGTGGCCCAGGAACGCCGCTGATCACGCCGCTGATCACGCTGTACAACGAGGATGACGCGCTGAGCGCGGACCTGTCGGTCGAGGTTGCAGTAGAAGGCTCAGCTACCCCCCTGACGGGGGATAAGCTCTGGGCGGAGTTCATCACCAGCAGCGGCACGATTTCCAGCCCGTTTGTATACACGAGCACCTTCGACGAGACAGGGGGGGACGTCCCCGCCGGCAGCGCCTCGTGGACTGGGTTCTTGTCCCCCACCGTATGGAAGGGCAAGCTCAAGATTCCAGTAAGCGTGATCCTCGCGGGGGAGCTACGGGTACGGATCGTTTGCACGATACCGAGCACGGCGTTATACGTAGACCCTCAGATCCGGGTGACCTGAACCATGGCTATCGCCCGCGCGACACCGACGGGGGTGGTGCAGCGTGGTGGGATTTCGCGCGCGGCGCCAACTGGCATTTTTCAGGCGCCAGCGGCCACGCCGGCAATCACGCTGCAGCCGGCACCAGCCCTGCTCACGATCACCGGCTACGCGCCGCTGCTGGCGACCACGATACTGCCCGACGCGGCGAGCCTCACGATCACCGGCTACGCGCCGCTGCTGGCGACCACGATACTGCCCGACGCGGCGAGCCTCACAGTCACCGGCCTTGCACCAGCGGTCGCTGCTGCCTTGTACCCGGCTCCTGGCGATGTGCGTTACGGCGTGATCTACGGGCCGGACGGGATCTATACCGGGACGCTGCGCAACTCGGGTGGAGTCTGGCTGCGCCGTCGCTGAAGTGTCCGTAAAGGGGGCTGGCATCACATAGCCTGACGACCATCAGGAGATCTCTCGATGTCGTCTACTGTCCAGATTTGCAACATGGCTCTGTCGCACATTGGCGCGGGGCCGTTGATCAGCGCGATAAACCCGCCCGACGGCAGCACCGAGGCCGGCTACTGCGCGGCGTTCTACGACCAGGCGCGCATCGAGCTCCTCGAGGGCAGCAATTGGGACTTCGCGCTGAAGCGCGCAGACCTTGCGTCGATCACGAACGTCAGCACCACTTGGGCCTACGCCTACGCGCTCCCGTCCGACTGCCTGTCCGCGAAGCGCGTCCTGTCGGTTGGCGCCGGCGTAACGGTGTTCAACCAGGATCAAATTTCGCGCGCGTTGATGACCGACCGCAGAAGCGCGGCGTTCGATATCGAGGGCGCGACGCTATTCACCAACGAGCCAGACGCAACGCTGGTCTATGTGACCGACGTGATCGACACGGGGCGGTTCACGCCGGGCTTCAGCGCCGCGTTGTCCTACCTGCTGGCTGCGTACCTCGCAGGCCCGATCGTCCGTGGCGCCGAAGGCGCGCGGCTCTCCAACGCCATGCGCTCGAGCGCGATGTCGATCGCCGACCTGGCCGCAACGGCGGCAGCGAACGCGAGCAGCGCCGAGTCCTCGCTATCGCCCAGCATCCTGGCGGTGCGCGCGTGACCACGAAGCTACTCCTGCGATCGTTTGCCGGTGGCGAGATCACTCCCGAGCTGAACGGGCGGATCGACCTCGGCAAGTTCCAGACCGGGCTCGGCTTGGCGCGGAACTTCATCACCTTGCCACACGGGCCGGCCGCGCGCCGCCCGGGCACGCGCTTCATCATCGAGGCAAAGGATTCGACCCACAAGGTACGCCTGATACCGTTCCAGTTCAGTGCCGACCAGACGGCGGTCCTCGAGTTCGGACACCAGTACATCCGCTTCCACATCGACGGCGGCACGCTGCTCGAGGGCGCGGTGGCGATCGACAGCATCACCGGCGCAACAGTGACGGCAACCGCTCACGGGTTCAGCACGGGCGATTGGGTCTACATCGGAGCCCGATTCCACAAGATCACGGTGACTGGCGCCAACACGTTTACGACGGCGGATTTTTGGGGTAGCGCCTCTGCGGCGGACGGGCCCACATGCGCCCGAGTCTACACGCTGGCCAGCCCATACGACGAGGCGGATCTTTTCAAACTCGGCTACGCGCAGGACGCGGACGTGCTGACGATCACACACCCAGCCCACGCTGTACGCGAACTCTCGCGCCTGGGTGCGACGAACTGGGCACTGACCGTTGTCGACTTCGCCCCGCCAACTGGCGCGCCATCATCGGTGCTGGTCACACCAACGTCGCCGGAAAGCGGTGTCGCAACACAATCATCCTATGTTGTTACAGCGGTGCAGGCAGACGGCGTGACCGAGTCTTTGCCTAGCGCTGTGGCATCGGCCAGCAACGATCTGACTAAGCAGGGCAACTACAACACGGTGTCCTGGTCTGGTGTTGCTGGCGCCGTGCGTTACAACGTGTACAAGCTGCGCGGCGGGGTATACGGATACATTGGGCAAATCATCCCGGACACCACGCTATCGACCGTCATTGCGTCGATTTCCCGCGGCTTCTTATCCACGATCAGCGTCACGACGTCCAGTGCGCACGGAATCACGTATGCGCCCTACAAGCGCATCTACGTCTCCGACACAGGCGTGCCAAGCCTGGACGGCACGTGGTGGCTGACAGCCGTTCCTACCGCCACCACGCTTACGCTGCATTACCCTTACGGGGGCATGCCCGCATCAGCAAGCACCGGCAAGATCACTGATGTCTCGAGCTCTTCCGCGTTGTCCGTCAAGGATGACAACGTTCTGCCGGACACAACGACGCCGCCACCAGACGACCTGATAACGCTCAACAAGGAGCAGTCGGATTATCCATCATGTGTGACCCACCACGAGCAGCGCCGATGGTTCGCCGGAACCGACGGGAAGCCTCAGGTGCTGTTCTGCACGCGCACCGGCACGACGTCGAATCTCACATCGAGCCTGCCAGCGCGCGACGCCGACGCGCTCGAAATCCGCATCGCCGCGACGCAGTACAACCGCATCCGGCACCTGATGGCACTGTCCGACCTGATCGCGTTTACCGCGGGCGGGGAGTTCCGCATCTACGCCGAGGGCGCCCCGGCGATCACCCCAAACAGCGTGAGCGTCAAGCCGCAAGGGTTCAGCGGCGCGGCTGACGTGCAGCCGGTGGTGACCTCGGGATCAATCCTGTATGTCCAAGCCCAAGGAGCGCACGTGCGCGAGCTGGCGTACAACTGGGAGGCGAACGCTTACCGGTCGATCGACGTGAGCATGTTCGCGCCGCACCGATTCAATGGGCATGCCATCACACAGCTTGCCTACTCCCGCGCACCGGATCAGATCCTCTGGGCAGTGCGTGACGACGGGGTGTTGTTGGCGATGACCTACGTCCCCGATCAGCAGGTCTTTGGCTGGCACATGCACGAGACCACGGGCGGCGCCTTCGAGTCGGCATGCGTTGTGTCCGAAGGCAACGAGGATGTGCTCTACGTCGTTGCGAGGCGCACCATCGACGAGCGCGCCGTTCGCTACGTCGAGCGTCTCAACACCCGGATCTTCACCGCGCTCGAGGATGCGTATTTTGTGGACTGTGGACTGACGTACTCCGGCGAGCCAACGGACACGGTCACCGGCCTGTGGCACCTGGAAGGGCAGGAGGTGCAGATCCTGGCTGACGGCGCGGTTGCCACGCCAGCCACGGTCACCGATGGTGCAGTGTCTGTCGGCTTCGAGGCGAGCGTGATTCACGTCGGGCTGCCGATCGTCTCTGACCTGCGCACGCTGCCACTCACGCTCGAGGGCATGAACGCCGCCGGCCAAGGCACGCTGAAGAATGTTACCAAGGCGCACTTGCGCGTATCGAGCTCGTCGTTGGTGCAGGCCGGGCCGTCGTTCGGACGCCTGCGCGCATACCCGCCGCGCGCGGTGAGCGACAACTACGGATCACCGCCGGGGCTACGTGACGGTGAGCTGACGCTGACCATTGACCCGGTATGGTCGACCGACGGCGCGGTGTGCGTGCGCCAGGCGGAACCCCTCCCGCTCACAGTGGCGTCGATGACGCTCGAGGCGCAGGTCGGTGGCTGAGGAGATCAGGATTTACAGCGCGCGCCTCTCAGATGCCGAGGAACTCCTCGGCAACCTGCGGCCGGCTGACCTCGCCGAGTGCCGCGCCTACGGCAAGCCTGATCTGCTCGAGGGGCTGCGCGAGAGCATCCGCGAGTCGGACGAGTGCTGGGCGCTGCGCGTCTCAGCTGGAATGCTGGGTGTGTTCGGCGTTGGCGCTATCGCGCCTGGCGTCGGATCGCCCTGGATGCTGGGCACGCCGTTGCTCGATAAGCGCCCGCGGATGGTGCACGCGATGGCGCGCAGTTACCTGCAGGGGATGCGCACGCGCTATCCGCTCCTGCTGAACTTCGTCCATGCCGCAAACACGCGCAGCGTCTGCTGGCTGGCGCGACTGGGCTTCACCATTCACCCGCCAGAGCCCTACGGCTGCCTGGGCGAGATGTTCCACCGATTTGAGATGCACGCCGATGTGTGAGCCCGTCACGATGTCCCTGCTGGCGGCCGGAACGCTGTTCTCGGCCTACGGCACTTACCAACAGGGTCAGGCCGCACAGGATGCGGCGAGGTACAACGCGCAGATGGCTGAATACGCCGCTCAGGACGCGGAGCGCCGCGGCGAGGAGGACGCGCTGGCGGTGCGCAGGAAGGCCGCCTCGCTCAAGTCGAGTCAGCGTGTGGATCTCGCCTCTCGCGGTCTCGACATCGGCTACGGCACGGCGCAAGACCTCCAGGACCAGACCGACTTCTTCGGCGAGCAGGACGTAGCCACCGCGCGCTACAACGCGCGCACGCAGGCGTGGTCCGCGCGCGCAGGCGGGGAGCTCGCGCGTGCCGCG